TGTAGATAACAATATACCCTGTAAAGTATAAGCAGGGTAGTTATAAACATATTCTAAGTTTTGTTTACTAGCCATTATGCTTCTTCTTTTAAAATTTTTATAATTATCATTTATCTTCCGCCACCATATCCTGGTCCTCTTGATGAACTACGTCCTCTACCTGGCCCTCCAGGACTTTGTCCTTGTCCACCAGATGTACTACTTCCTCCAGATGGTCCACCTGGATTTCTACCGCCTCCGCCACCTGGGCCTCGACTGCCTGTATTGTTACGTCTTTGTGATGTAGTTTGTTTAGATGTTGTTTCACCTGTTCTTGCAGCTCTATCTCTTGCATCAGCTGCTGCTGCCGAAGCTGCTGCTGAGGCTGCTGTACCTGTACCTGTATTTCTATCTTCATCTTGACCACCTTGATCTGCCATTAAATCATCAATAGATATTTCATCAAAATCTTTTTCATTTTTTTTAGTTAAATCTCTAAGATATGAATCTGATACTAAACCAAATCCTTCATCTACTTGACCAGTTCCTATAAAATCTCTTCCTATTTTATGATCTTCTGATCCTTGTCTAAATTCATTTAGTGCTTCTTCTGGTGTCATACCTGATTCTATATTTTCATTAATTACATCCATATCTGATTTAGTAATACCAAATACATCTTTAAGTTGTTTAGTAGCAAGTTGTTTATCAACAAAAGAAAGTGCTCCTAGTGGTGCACCAATTAATCCTCCAACTAGTCCTGTTAATGCTTGTTGAGTATCTGAAATATTTGCTCTATCAAAAGCTGAATATGGATTATATTTATTAAAATTATTATTCATATCTATACGATCTCGGCCACCACCACCACCACCTCTAGTTTCAAGTAAAGGATCTGATGGTATATTTGGATCTATTGTAGGTTGAGATATAGGTTCAGGTTTTAAAGTTTCAAATGGTGTAGATACAGGCAAGAAATCTTGTTGATCTGTTCTAAATGGAGCCATGTATTCTGGAATAATAGTTTCTGTTTGTCCAGTTGCAGGATTAAATCTTAACTGTACTTGTTGTCCTGGTTGTGTAGCATCTTGACTAATAGTTTGTGAACCCATACCACCAAGAACACCCATTTGTGTAGGAGTAACAGAAGATTGCATAGGACTAATAGCAGGTTGTAATAGTCCAGCATAAGTATCTCTTATCTGATTAAACTGTGAATCTTGAAATGTTTTTTTACTTTCAGGATAAACTATAGACTCATATCTTTGTCTAATTCTATCAAAATCTATTGGGTTTCCTATTAGTGCCATTATCTATATCCTTCTTTTATAGCTTCTATATCAAGTCCTTGAGCATCATTCCATTCTTTGTTTGCTGGAACTTGTATATTAAATTTAAAGTATCGTGCAGACTTATGAAACGGAATTGTTCCTGTAGAGTGCATAGCATTTTCTGTAGTTGTAGATGCAGTATCAGCAACTTTGTTTTTAAAAGTTAATGAACCTGTAGCATCATCAGTATCTATTATTGGTCTTACATGAGTAACTAGTGAACGATTATTTGGAAATACTTCTGTTTCACCTGTACCTATTTCAGCTTTCAATGAGTTGCCTTGAAAAGCTCCTAGTTTATGATCTGTTCCAAATACACCAAATGATCTAAGTCCACCAGTCCAAAATGCACTATCTAATGAAATAGTAATTGCGTCTAAATCATTTGCACCTGATGTTGGATAATCATCTAGTTCTTCTAATGTATAGCCAGGTGTTTGATAATCTATCATGTACTCATGGTCTATAATTACTAATGACCATCTGTTAGATTCATAATGATATACAAGTATCTTATCATTTTGAGTATCAGAGTTAGTTCCTGTTTTAGATGGATAAGACCAACATATTAATTTATTTTCTCTATCAGCAGTTGCTTTAACTCTTTCTCGTCTAGCAAACTTTAAATCATTAAAAAAGAAACGATCAACTTTACCATTACCAATAGGTTGAGATGTTGAACCATCAGTAACTCTAAATCCATCTTCAGATAAAAAGTAAACATTGTTTCCAACTTTAATTACATTCTTACCTTGTACTGCTCCTACATTATCTTCTATTCTTCTAAATGAAAAGATAACATTACCACCTCTATAATCCATTCTAGTAATACGAGACTCTTGAAATATTAATCCATACTGTCCACCAGTAACACCAGTAATAGTTCCACCTTCAGGTAGAACTTCTGTATCAGATTGATTAACACCAGCAGTCCAGGATGTAGGACTATTGAAACTAGACCAGGCTACAGTTGTTTGTGCAGTTGGTTGAAAACCTGTAACAACAAAGTTACCTACAACAGCTGCGTGTTTAAATATAGGAGGTGATCCTGCAAGTGCAGCAAAGTCAGTTGATCCATCTAATGTCCAGGCTTGAGGTGCATCATCACCATTAAAAGCAATAACAACTTCTCCGTACTTTAAAAAATCCCAATGACCATCAGTAGGTGTAGAGAATGTAGTGCCACCACTTTCATCTACAAATAAGTTAGATGTTAGTTTATATAACTTAGTAGCATCACCGGCAAATATAGAGATAACACCTGTATCTGATTTAAATGATGCTGCTCCTTGCGCTCTAGCTGTTAAAGCATTACCACTAGTAGTAGAAATACTTTTCCAAGGTCTATAACTAGTGACAGCAGGATAAACATTTAAGGCTTGTGTTGCACCAGGATTAGTGTGGTCTGGTAAATCAGGTAGCCATTCTCCAAAAGGTACTTGCATTATTTTACGTTATCAAAGTTATTAATATTAATATCTGTTCTTTGTATAAGAGGTGAACCATTATATTTATCTTTTTCATCACCAGCTTCTACTTGTTGTAAAGCTGCTTCATATTGTGATTTAAACTGTGCAATAGTAGTTTGATCCATACCTCTAATAAATGTAGATGCAAAGTATAATGCACCATATAAATATACATCAGGATGATTTGTAAGAATATGATTGGTAGTTGTTGTACCATCAATACTATCAAATGCTTTATAAAATGTTAGCCTGGCTGTGTATGTACTATCAGGTGTAGGACTAAATCTAAAGTTTGATCCTTCAATAGAATACATTTTAGGAACACCAGATCTTTCAAAGCCAGAAGTATTAGCTTGATGATATGCAGTAGTTAGTTCTAATGTTTGGTCAGGTGTAGAACTTGTAAGTATAAAACTACGAGCCTGTAAAAATCCTGTAGGTAGAGCTTCTGTTTCTGAGTCTACTGTAAACGTAGCATCTACTGTTTCCATATTCCTAACTCTTAATCTACGATTAAAGTCAGCTTCTGTTAAGTCAATAAAATCATCTA